TGATAGATAGTAATGTTGTAGTCGAGAACGAAGAACTCGAAACAGACATCGTTGAAGTAGATGTATCCGACGACGGTGACTTTGAAGTGGAGATCGAAGACGATACTCCTGACAAGGATAAAGGCCGTCCACGCCGTGCAGCGGACGCCGAAGCTGATATCCCAGAAGACGAGGAACTCGAAAAGCACAGCGACTCGGTACAAAAGCGTATCAAGAAGCTGAAGTTTGAGTACCACGAAGAGCGTCGCCGCAAGGAAGAAGCCGAGCGCGAACGGGAAGCCGCAGTTCAGTATGCTGAGTCGCAGAAGAACGAAGCCGATCGTTTACGCAAGAACCTTTCCGAGGGTGAGGGTGTATTGGTCAATGAGGCTAAGGCACGCGTAGCATCTGAGCTTACAACAGCCAAACGGGCTTATAAAGAAGCCTACGAAGCTGGTGACGCTGATGCTGTTCTAGAAGCGCAGATGGCTCTATCTAAGCTACAGATGCAGTCTGAACGCGTTGAACACTGGAAACCCGCAAAGGCGGCTTTGCAAGATCAATCAGCCCCAGCACCGGCACCACAAGCAGCACCTCGGGTAGCTAAACCCGATGGGCGAGCGCAGAAATGGGTAGCTGAGAACGATTGGTTCCAGCGTGATAAGCCTATGACACGTTACGCTATGCTCGTACATGAAGAACTACTGGAGTCTGGCGTTGATTCTACTAGTGAAGTGTACTATGATAAGATAAATGAGGCTTTACGGTCTCGTTACCCAGATCGCTTTGCGGACGTGGAACCCGAGGTTCGACAACCACAACGTAAGGCTGGCTCCGTGGTGGCCCCGGGAGGTAGAAATACTTCCGCATCACGCAACAAAGTTGTCATTACCTCGTCTGAGGCCGCAATCGCCAAGCGTCTCGGAGTGTCTAACAAAGATTATGCGGCGCAAAAGCTGAAGGATATGCAAAATGGCTGATCGTAAACCACGTACAACTGAAACCCGCGAAGCGGGAGAACGTCGTAAACCTTGGAAGCGCTCGTCAATGCTGCCTACCCCCGAACCACGCGATGGACTTTCCTTCCGTTGGATTCGCACATCTACATTGGGTAATGCAGACATGACAAATGTTTCTGGGAGGTTCCGTGATGGTTATGTGCCCGTAAAGGCAGATGAATATCCTGAGCTGCACATCATGTCAGATGTTGATTCTCGTTTTAAGGACAACATCGAAGTTGGTGGGTTATTGCTTTGTGCTATCCCGACCCAAGACAGAGACGACCGCATCTATGGTCAGCTAGAGACTGCACAAAATCAGGCTGAAGCTGTCGATAGGAACTACATGCGTGAATCTGACCCGCGTATGCCTCTGCTAAGACCAGAGCGCAGTTCGCGTTAATCATTTGGTAAGGAGCAGTAGCTCTTTACTGCAATAGTAAATAAATCTGGAGGAAGAGCATCATGGCTACTACAGCTGCTCCCTACGGCCTAAAGCCGGTAAAACGTGCCGACGGTATGGCCTACGCTGGGGCGACGTCCCAGTACCTGATCGACCCTGCTGGGGAGGCAACAAACCTCTTCAACGGTCAAGTCGTTCATATCGGTGCTGATGGTTACATCGCACTATCAACTGCAACCGGTGCCGACGGCGGCACAAACGCGTTCCCAGCGGGTACAACCTTAACTGGTTCTCTTGGTGTGTTCATGGGTTGTGAATTTGTCAACACACAAGGCCAGTTAACCTTCTCGCAATATTACCCTTCCGGTACTGTTGCTCCAGCAGGTTCAACAATTACAGCCTACGTCGTAGACGATCCAAACGTACTGTTCCAAGTACAAGCTGACGGCGCTATGGACCAGTCTGACATCGGTGCGAACACGTTCTTCGCCGCTGCTCAGTCTACATCCACTGGCAACACAGCTTTTGGTAACTCTACAAGCGCTGTTGACGCAACGACTAAGACTACCACCGCCGCCTTCCGCATTATGGCCTCCGCATCTCCTATTGGCGACGCGTTCCCTGATCTTTTGGTTAAACTTAACCCCGGCTACAGCAGTCAGACTAACGCTGTCGGTCTATAAGGAGGTCTAGCACATGGCTATTTCACGCGCACAAGCGCTTAAAGAACTACTTCCCGGTCTTAACGCCCTCTTTGGTTTAGAGTACGGCAAGTACGAAAACGAGCATGAAGACATTTACGAGACAGAATCCTCAGAACGTAGTTTTGAAGAAGAAGTCAAGTTGTCTGGTTTCGGTGCAGCACCAACAAAAGCTGAAGGTTCAGCGATTGCGTATGACAATGCGCAAGAGTCGTTCACAGCTCGCTACACACACGAAACTATCGCTATGGGTTTCGCCATCACTGAAGAAGCGATGGAAGATAACTTGTACGATTCGTTGTCCTCACGTTACACCAAAGCCTTGGCTCGCGCCATGGCGTACACCAAGCAGGTTAAAGCCGCCTCGTTGCTTAACACGGGCTTTACCACTTTTCAGTCTGGTGACGGCGTATCGTTGTTCAACACTGCACACCCAACAGTTAGTGGCGCAGTAAACGCTAACCGTCCGGGCACTGATGCCGATCTCAACGAGACTTCTCTTGAGCAGGCTATCATTGATATCGCAGCTTACACTGACGAACGTGGTCTTCTTATCGCAGCTCGCGCTAAGAAACTCATCATCCCGTCAGCTCTACAGTTCGTAGCAACTCGTTTGCTTCAAACAGAGCTTCGTGTTGGTACAGCTGATAACGACATCAACGCACTGAACACAAACGGTTCGGTTCCGGGTGGCTACGGTGTAAACCACTACCTAACAGACGGCGATGCTTGGTTCCTTACAACTGACATCCCGAATGGCATGAAGCACTTCGTACGTTCTGCGATGGCTACTTCCATGGACGGTGACTTCGATACTGGCAACGTGCGCTACAAAGCGCGTGAGCGTTACAGCTTCGGCGTATCCGACCCACTGGGTATCTACGGTTCACAAGGCGCGTAAGCTCCTAGAACTCAAACCATTCTCCGGTTTGGAAGGCTCCGCTTCGGCGGGGCTTTCTTTTTTTATAGACCTCGTGTACTATGAATTTATTCCCTGACAGACCGTATGATACGGCTGACATTTGCCACGACAGGAGACTCACATGGCTAATACAACTTTTTCAGGTCCAATCCGGGCCGGTAATATTAAGAATACTACAGGTACAACTGTGGGCACCAACATTGCTAACGTAGGTTACGTTGTAATGTGCCAAGACACAGTACAAACTCTTGCAGGTGGCGCACTTGCAGCGGTTGTAACCGACATTGTTATTCCTGCTAACTCCAAGATCGTAAACTGCATCATTGATCTTGTAGCTGCGGCTAACACCACTACCAACATTAGCGTTGGCGAAGTAGGTGGTAACGCTAATACAATTATTAACGCTGTAGCATCAGGTACTACTGTTGGTATCAAGGCTCTGGGCATTAGCGGCGGTGGAACCTTGGAATGGGGTGACATTGGAACTTCAGACAAGCGTTTAACTGTAACAGCTTCTGCTGCTACTAACGCAGGTTCTGTTCGCATTACAGTAATGTACGCACAAGCGTTTAACACAGTAATCCGTCCATAATAGCTCTATAGGAGGGCCTTTAAATGGCTGGTAATGAAGTACGTGCATATAACGTCACTACAGGAGCGGTGCCAACTACAGTGGTTGGCCCCTCACGTTCTCGTTTGCAGGGTGTCCTTGTAAACGGAGCGGCAGCGACGGCCTTTACTATAAAGAACGGCTCCGCAACGGGGGATATCCTCTTGCAGTTAAGCCTCCCTACTGGGTGGAACGATGTTTACTTACCTAATGACGGCATACTCGCCGACAATGGGTGCTTCGTTTCTGCTCTAACTGGGGCTGGTTCTACTATAACTCTCCTACTGGAGTAACGCATGGCTAAGGCACCCGCATCAAAGAAAGACTCTCGCCTATCACGGGCGGGGGTTTCTGGGTTCAATAAACCTAAGCGCACGCCTAACCACGCGAAGAAGTCACACGTTGTTGTGGCCAAAGAGGGTGATAAGATTAAGACTATCAGATTTGGGGAGAAAGGCGCTAGTACCGCTGGTAAACCTAAAGCTGGTGAGTCGGACCGTATGAAGGCCAAACGTAAGTCTTTTAAGGCCCGTCACGGCAAGAACATTGCCAAGGGTAAAATGTCTGCAGCATACTGGGCTGATAAGGAGAAGTGGTGATGATGGGACGTTATTCTATGGGTAGCCAACTTACTGGCGATCGCGCCAAGAAGATGGACAAAGGCGGCAAGCTGAAGATGGTTAAAGGTCCAAGCGGTAAAATGGTTCCTGATTATGCCGCTGATGGCGTTGGTAAGATGTCCTACGGTGGTAAGATGAAGAAGATGGGTTCCGGTGGTAAGATGTCCCGTGGCGATGGCTGCTGCATGAAGGGCAAAACCAAAGGCACTATGCGCTAATGGCACCCAAGAAGAAATCTACGGTCAACGCCGCAAAAAACTACACGAAGCCAACTATGCGTAAAAACCTTGTAGCCAAGGTTAAAGCAGGTGGTAAGGGTGGTGCGCCGGGTCAGTGGAGCGCTCGTAAGGCGCAGATGGTTGCTAAACAGTACAAAGCCAAAGGCGGAGGGTACACATCGTGAGAGGCGTAAAGCATTACAAAAAAGATGGTACTGTCCATAAAGGCGGCACACACAAGATGCCTGATGGTTCGTTGCACACAGGCAAGACCCACGGCAAGACGAGCACTAAATTAGTGCATTATAAAGATTTGGGCAAAGCAGCAAAGGCTAAAGCAGATGGCGTTAAAACCAAGCCAAAAAAGTCTTAAAGACTGGGGCAAGCAGAAGTGGCAGACAAAGTCTGGTAAACCATCGACGCAGGGGCCAAAGGCTACAGGTGAGCGGTATCTGCCGAAGAAAGCTATCAAGGCGTTGTCGGATAAAGAGTATGCCGCTACTACAAAGACCAAACGTGCTGCCACTAAAAAGGGTAAGCAGGTTGCGGCGCAACCTAAGAAGGTCGCCAAGAAGACTGCAAAGTATAGGAAGGCTACGTAATGGCAACAGTTGTACCAGTACTAAACGAACTGTTTGAGGAAGCGTACGAACGTGCGGGCCTCGAAATGCGTACGGGGTATGATATTAAGTCAGCCCGTCGTAGCCTCAACATTATGACGTTAGAGTGGCAGAACCGTGGATTGAACTTGTTCACCATCGAAGCGGGCACCATACCGTTGGTTGCCGGTACAGCGACATACACTATGCCCGCTGACACCATTGATCTGATTGAACACCAGCTGCGTACTGGTACAGGCGTGTCACAGCTAGACGCATACATAGACCGTATGAGTGTTTCTACTTACTCGCAGCAGGGTAACAAGAACACTGCGGGTCGGCCCTCGCAAATATACGTACAGCGTAACGCTACGGATGTTCAGGTAACACTCTGGCCCGTACCCGACGGCACGCAAACATACACATTGGCGTACTATCGCCTCAAAGGCATAGACAGCGTAACCAGCGACAGCGGTATTAACGCTGCTTCGACTTCTGTACCGCCCCGTTTTGTACCAGCACTTGTGGCTGGTTTGGCGTATTACATTGCTATGAAGAAGCCAGAACTTGCAAATCGGGTTGTACCGTTAAAGCAGGAATACGAAGCGCAGTTCCTCTTGGCCGCGAACGAAGATCAAGACCGCGCTACGCTGCAAGTTGTTCCTTTTAGGGGAGCTATCTAATGCCTGCTTACGCCAGTGGCAAACGCGCATACGGTATATGTGACCGGACCGGGTTTCGTTATAAGCTGGAAGACCTCGTGTTTGAGGTCCAGCATGGCGTAAAGACTGGCTTGCGGGTGGGTAAAGATGTACTTGATCCCGACCAGCCTCAGAACTTCTTGGGCAACGTCAATACGTCTGACCCACAATCCCTGCTAAACCCTCGCCCAGACGTAAATCCGGGTCGTGGTTTGTTTGGTTGGAACCCTGTTTGGAATCCCCTGCAATATATGGTAGGGTCCGTAGGAACGCTTACTGTAACAACAACTGA